CGTTAAATTCTACTGTGTATCTTTTTGTCATCTTTTTCCTCCTTTCTTAGAATCTGAGCTTGCTTTCGCACGCAAATTGCGAATGAGAATACTGCTGCTGGAGAACGGCAATAAGCTCATCGCTATAAGCGAACACAAAAGCATTTTGCTCCTTTGTAATATATTGAAAGCCCTGAAATGCTAATTGCTCAGCTAATTCAGGGCAAACAACCTTAATAAAAATGTTTTTCATATCTTCCTCCTCTGTCGCGAGTTAATAGCCCGGTCGAGGATTTCTTGGATATTGGCATAATCCCAATATGGAATCCGAACGAGAGTAATTCCGTTATCGAGGCAATACTTTGTTTTAATTTCATCACGAATTTGCACCTCTTGCAGATTTTGTTCGCCGCCAAACCACTCTATGGGAATGTAATGTTGTTCGCCGTCAAACTCAATTGCCATTTTTATGGATTCTATGTAAAAATCAAATGGTAATTTACGAACATTCGCGCAACCCTCGAATCTTTTTTGAGACTCGAAAGGTATGCCATTGTTCTCTAAATACAAACGAACCCTTTGTTCGCCACGCGACTCCTTGCAAAGTGGACACCCGAATATTGGTGAAACAGCGTGATGCGGAGCGGCGTAAAACCTATGACCTTGCGAGCACTCAAAAAGCATATGGTCAGAAGATGAGCGATACACGTTTCCTTCACATTCGGCCACGGAAATTTCGGGATGAGCGTTCAAAAGCTTTTGGACAAATTCATCGTGCGTTGCTTTACATCTGGCGCTGGTTTTAGCACGCATACACTCGCGACACCCGTGCGTTTTAAGCAAGTTAGACGGTAGGGCGAGCCATTCGTGTCCACACACTAAACATTTAACTTGAACCTTATCTGTTGAAGAGCGGTACTCACCAATAACCTCTACCAACGGGGATGCTTTTGCCATTCTCGCCTTGAACTCTTCGGTAGTTATGTGAAGCGCATTTCCTCTTTTAAGCGATGTGCAATGCAAACATCCAGTACCAGTATTGGCAATGGACGAAGCAATTGGACTCCATTCGCGCCCACACTTTTTGTACCTAACGGCAACTCGGTCGTTGGCCGTGACGTATGTTCCGAGAACCTCAATATCTGGCTGTAACTTAGCCACCTTATCAACAAATTCTTCGTGAGATAAACGCTTTTTCATACAACTTACCTCACTTGTTATCGTTGGCGGTTGTATCGCGAGTTTCCTCGCCCTCTTCGGTGACATCATCCGATGGCGGACGGCCAGTCTTCTTATCTTCCGCAGAGCGCGTAGATGCCGTTTGCATCGGCGTAAACATATTGTTAAAGCCGAGAATGTCGTTTTCAACAAATGCCTGTCCAAGCAAATCGGTCTGCTGAAGGCCAATACAAGCCGCGTATTGCAGCTTGCCCATTCCGTAATTCATCGAATTCTTATACATTTCCACCATTTCCGTCTCATTAAAAATACTAACGGGCAGGAAGTTAACCTTGAACTTGATGGTGCCGGAAAGTGTCTTCAAGAAGCGGTTAATGGCAGCACCACACTGATACATAATCTCGAAAGCGAATGCTTCATCAACCTTAATAGCAAGCTTCGTGACACCGCTTGTAGAGTTGGTAGCACCGTGCAAAAGAGCGCTTGTACCTGCCGATGCGAAGAAATTTTCGTTCGCCCTTGCGACATTATCAATCTGGGCGGTTGTGCCACTCTGCTCGAAATCATAACTCTTGAGCTCAAAGGGGCTGATTGCAACTCCAACACGGTCGCCAACATTACCCGCAATGTGTGCGTAATACTGCATAGCAGTAGGATAGTCGATAAGCGGAACACCTTCAGAGTCCACAGGCAGAACGCCTGCGATAAGCTTGTAGTTCGACAACTCGGTCGCGGTCTCTGTCAAATCCTCAATATTTTTGATAGAGTAGAGACTGGGCAGAACCGCAGAGAACGGAGGGATGCTGTACTCGGGAATTGAGCAGTCGCCCTTGATACAAAATCCGATTTCAGGAGGAACAACCTGATATTGGCTGCCACCCGCCTGATATGCCTTGTACATATCGGTGAATTGAGGCGGAAAATAAGTTTCAAGGTCTGCTTCTTTAATTTTGCTCATATCGTAAGCGAACTGGAATACATTTCCGTCCGTAATACTAACGATTTGGCAATAATCGGGATTTAGCTTCTGTAAGATGAAAGAATTGCCGTCGCCACCCCAGATAACTCCGTAGTACGCGCCTTCTCTCAAAGCGACCAACGCTGCTTCTCTCATCGACTTGAGTAAGCCCATAGTTTCGATGATGTTGCAAGCCTTTTGATATTGCTTTTTATATGTATCCTTTTTAGCCTTTTCGGGGTTAAAATTGACGGGGGTGATGGTGTAATACCATCTCGGAACGCAAGCGTAATAATGAAGCAGGTTGCGATATCGCGAGTGCGTTTGATACAAGAAGATGCTGGCGTTTCTTAAATCCTTTTCGCTCGAAGTCGGGGATTCGAGATAACCTTCGATATTTTCGCGAGTGTACGATGTGTATGTACGGGATGTTCGTCTCGAAGTCTTACCATCGGGGTCGTGAATGGTTTGTTGAGCCATAGCCTTAGCGAATGCCGCAGCAAATTTTTGACGTTCCTCAAAATCGCTGGTAGGCGAGGGCTTCGTAATTTGTTTTCTTGATTGCGCCACTGGCTACTCCTCCTTTCTTCAATTATTTCTTTCTTTTGATTTGTGGTTGCCTAAACTGGAAAATATACTCTTCAAAGCCTTTGGGTTTATTCAAAGAATTTGCGTGTTCCTTTTCCAGATAATTAGCAAGCCAGATATTATAACTGAGAGATGAGAATCGGTCTTTACGCCAACCGGATTTTTCTCTCACGCGGACATAATTGCCCCTAACCTCAGTTTCGAGGTTGATGAGTTCGTTAACCGCTAAACTCGTGTTGATGTATGCCGCTTTAATGCGAAGCTTATCTTCAAGCTTTAGACGAGAAAATCCCGCAAGTTGACCAAGGTCTTCCTCGAAATTTTCTTCGTGTGCAAGTAAACGAATTGTATTTTGCCTAAACTCCTCTCGCAATGTAAGAGCACATTGTGAGTTAATATCATTGTTGGCAAGCATAGCCCAAATTTTCTTTGGAGCATTCTTAACCTTACAACGCCTGTTGATTTCCTCATTGTTGAAACAACCAAGAGCACAGTACGTTTCTCCCGTCTCGGGGTCATACATATCGGCCATAAGCAAATCTACAATCGGCAAACCAAGACCGCGGGCGTCAATAATAAGCCAGTCTCCGTCATATTGTGCGAATGTACGCCTAATTTCCAGAGCCTGCTCTTCAGCGCGCAGACCTTCATAGTTTTGTGTATAAACGATGTTCTTGATGGCACGCGAACCATTTTCATTCAAGAGCATTTGATTAACAAATACAGAAGTAGCGTCGTTATTTGCGGTCTTGCCAGAAGATTGCATCAATGCAATATCCGCAGATACAATTCGCACTTCGTTGTGCATTTTTTGTGGAATCCTGACACGTTTGTCAGAAATCAAGCCAGATAACCTTGGAGGCAAGAACGCATATCTGAGCCGTCGAGCAGGCGATATCTCGTCGTAAGAATACAACGCGCCATCAGCGCCAGACCAAAACTCAGCACACATTTCCATAATCCAAGATACTTCATTGAAGTCGGAGCTACCCATATCTCCTTCCACTCGCTGTCTGCTCAATAATTTTTCTTTAATTGACAATTGATACGGAAGAGCCGCGACAAAATATTTCTTCCCTTTAATCATACCAGCCGCATAATCTCGGAAAAGATTGTAGCACCAATGATTGGCATACCAGCCCGATGTGAGATACATTTCTTGGTTGGGCTCCATCGGATAGTCCTTATATTCATCCAAATCCATAAAGCCAGCGTGTCTGGACGCGGTGAGGAAGTTTTTCAAAACGGAGTCAATGATATTTTTATCGACCATTCTTGCTTCGTCGATGATAAGTAATGTCGCACGTCCGCATCTTGCATTTTGGTTGGCGGTAACAATTTCGATGTAAGAACCATTGCGGAACTTTACGATGGTGTTGATTTGGTTGTTGACTATATCCTCAACTTCAAGTGCAAACATAGGATAATTAGGCATAAATGTTTTTTCGATTTTCGCCACAATTTCCCTCGCTTGTCGCCTCGTAGATGAGGAAACAATACAAGCTGTACCGGGATAAAGGACACATTTCGTACTTGCAAACAACGAAGTTGTCCAAGTTTTTGAAATACCTCTACACCCGATAAAGCAAACTCGTTCAGAATCAAACATTTCACAAATCATTATTTCTTGAAATCGTTTTAATTTGATTCCAAAATATTCTTGTATAAAGCGATGCGGATTCGCTCTATAGAAAGACGCCCATTCCCCAATGGATTGCATAATACGATTATATCTTGTTGCGTCGTCATTCATTGCCGCCACCGCCTTCTTCACCGCCACTTTGGTCGAAGATAGAGGCATCGTCGGCACTATCTTGTTCACTAACCGCAACGGGTTGAACGGTGTAGCGCTGCATTTCCTCAACGGCTTCGTCATAAAGAGCCGTGTTTTCGTTGGTTATTTTCAAAGCTTTCGCAAGACCGCCTCTGAACCAAGTGTTCATATAGCGCCTGATACCATCTACATCTCTCCACGCAGGCGAGGGTTCAGGAATGGGCGCGGTTTCTTCGAATTTTCGCAACAATGTTCCGAAAGTCTGCGTATCGGCAAGAATGTTATCAGAGTTTTGTTTAGGGAGAATATTAGCTGAGTTCATAAGGTCTTGAAGCGCCTTTTGAGCTTTCGGTACGTCACCACCGTTTTGACGTGCGATACGAACATCAAGCTGAGCCAGCGCAATGTTTCTGAATAGCTCTTCTTGCGCCTTAGTTTTGCACACACTTTTTGTAGTCCAATCCTTGTATTCCTCTTCGAGGAACTGATATTGGTCGGGCGTAAATCCTTTACCCCAAGTGCGTATCATTTCGCGAGTGACTTCAAAGTCGCTATCGTCGCCATCCGGGACAATTGCATAATCGGTCAAAGAGTCTCGCTCCTCAACCTCCTCGCGAATAGTGTCTAAGAATGTTTCTCCGTGCATAGCAGACGGGCGGGCGCTCATCTTAGACGGGTATATTGAGACACGAGAGTTTGTAAAATGTACATCTGCCAGTGTCATCGCAGATGCCGTGTCATTGTAGCACCAGTCAAACATAGAACACAAATGTCGCAAAGCGTGTTCCTCGTTGCCGCTGTAAAATGACGTCATAGATTGCATCAATATTTCGGTGCAATTTTTGCAAAACGGTAAATATCCGTTATTGCCTTTCCATAAAAGTGACTTACCGCCGCTTGGGAAATTTCCTTTTTGCTTTTCAAAATCCTTTCCGCACATACAGCAGTAATATTTTCTTTCTTCATTATCAGGAGCCTTGAGCCGAATTGTTGGAGGAGTGTAATCGGCGTTAACTCGTATAGGTTTGCGTCTATTGATACGAACGCTCTCGGGTATACTTCCGCCTTCGGGCTTACCGGCTCTGCTTTTCTTTTCGGCCATAGTTTCTCCTTCCTGAAAATCCGCGGTTTCCTGTGCCGATAACCGCAAACGTATTTGTATAAATAAAAAGCTCCCTCTTAGAGGGAGTTTTGTGGAGCTGGCGGAGGTGCTTGAAACCCCAACCTGCTGGTTACAAATCAGCGGCTCTACCTATTGAGCTACGCCAGCATAAAACGGCGCAAGTTTCCGCACGCCGTTATTAAATTTTGATTATATGTCAGACAACTTCTTTTGCTCAACGGCTTTAATGCCATCTTCGCCAAAATAATCTCCAAGACGTTCATCAGTCTCAAGGTCGCTATAGATAGAAATCATAGACAAATCTTGCCACCCGATGACATCTTTTATCACGCCGTCAGGTATTCCAGAGCGCTGCAATTCGCTGACAAACATATGACGAAGACTATGCCAATAGAAAGGCGATTTACTCATTGAGTTAATGGTAGACGCCCAACTGTCGAGGGTTGAAATCGTAACGGGCTCGCATTGCCCGGTTGTTTTGTTGTGATTAACGAGAAGCCACTCGCTTTGAATACCGAGGCGCTCGCGCTCCTGCATCCACAAATCAAAGTAAGGTTTGAAGAGTTTGGCAAGCACGTAAACATTCAATTGCTTACCTTGTTTGCCACGACCCTTAGTTCTAATCTTTTCAGGGCTCTTATAAAGAGAGCCGT